CCACCGTCTGAGTTTGAAATACCTGAAGAGTTAAATAAAGGTAAATTTCCAAAAAAATATACAAAGTTAATAAATAGAATGATGAACAGTAAAAGAGTTGGTACAAAACCTGAAATATCTACTTTGATTTCAAAGGGTGGAGCCGGTGCTATATCTGCACAAGCAGGTGAAGTGCTAACTATGATGGCAACTTCTATGAGTGATGATGAGTGGGAAAGTTTACAAAACTCTATGTTAGACCATGAAAAGTCAACAATAGAAAATAATCCTGATTTAAAAGCACCTGGTAAAAGAGTAATAAACAAAAGTTGGATATTAGCAGCTGGTAAGAGTAGAAAAGCCATTAGAGATAGAATTATGAAAAAATATGGTGAAGGAGTTGAAATATCTAATACTGCTTGGGATACGGAAGAAGATGTTAATGCTATGGGTTGGGATGATTATAATGGTTCAAAGGGTTTTTCAACAGACATGTATGTAAAAGTAACAACTAAAGATGGTGAGGATATTATGGATGAAGTATCCCTTAAAAAAGATGTAAATATAAACTTCTTAAATTCATCTACAGGTAAATTTAGAGAATGGGATGGGGATAGTATTGGTAGTGAAATAGATGCAAAAGATTATGCTGGTAAAGAAAGAGATAGTCTTAATAACGCTATTGAAGAATTTGGATTAGATTTACCTACACCAACAAGTAGAAAATCAGCAAAAGCCGTATGGATGGCTATGGTTGAAAAAACTAATTATGATACAAAAACAGGTAAAATGACAACAAGTAATCCTCCAACAAAAGAAGAAGAATGGGTTCAATCTCATGTAAAACAAATACGAGATTATACTGCAAATGCAACAAGAGCAGTGGTTGATAATCCTAAATTAAAAGCTGGTATGTTAAAAGATATTAGAAAAGAATTTCCTTTAAAATCTGTTGGTGAAGGTGAAGAAACTATGGCAATAGGTGATTTAAGTTTAGATTCAGATACAATGAAAGAATTATTTGGAACTTCCGACTTTGAAAAAATAAAAGAAAACTTGGTTGTAAATGAAGATGTAGATCCACCCGCATTAGCTTATAAAGCAGGTCTTAAAGGTAAAATGTTTAATGTAGCCAGTATCGTGATAAGACAAGACGGTGTTGGGTATGGTGGTAGTTCAATGAAATTTGAAATGCAAATGGATAAGGAATTTGCTAATAAGTTAAAAGATTCTCACAAAAAGGTATATGGATAATGAAAACACAACTATTATGTACATTTACAACTCAACACAATCTTGAGCAATCAATTCGTGATATAACGAAAAACTTTAAGATTGTATTTGATAAAATTTATGTATTACAAAACGAAGAAAAAACAAAAGAGTTGATTTGTACTTATAATGTAGATAGAGAAGAAAAAATAGATTTTAATGCAGTAAGTAATACTATCTCATTACATAGAAAGAAAATTACAAATACACTATACACGATAAACGCCCTAAACGAACTGATAAAGACCATAAACAATGGTGTTTTAGACACAAACTATCAGGTCGAATGGGATACCTATAAAAATATGATATTGATTTCCAATAAGGAAGGATTACAGAAAATACCTACAAGAATACTTAAAATAATAGAGTTATAAATGGCATCACCAATATATTTTTTTACCAGAAATGGTTGTATCTGGTGTCAAAAGATGAAACCGTCTATTGATAAGATAAACGAAACATTAAATGACGAACAAAAGATAGAAATACTTTCTATTGACGACCAAAAATCAAAAACAATCTACAATAACATCATTCGTATGAATAAGCTACAGAATGTTGTTCCACTAATGTATAACTCAAATATAGGAACAACTCTTTTAGGTTATAAGGATATAAGAGACATCAGAAAGTTTCTTAAAGCAGAACCAATTGATTATAAAAAACCATTAACAGCTTTACCTCACTTTGACATAAAAAATAGTTCAATAAAAGACTTGGATAATTGGAAAAAAGATGTTATATTGTGGTATGAAACAAATAAAGCTAATCTTCCATCAAATATCGTAGATAAAGAGAAGATGATTGATATGGTCTATAAACAATTTATAGCTTATCGAACAAAACCCTTGACTATTGAAGAAAGATTAAGTAAATTAGAAGAACAATCACACGAACCACAAAATTATCGTGAAGAATGTGAGAGAATGAATAAAGAATTGAAAAACCTAAAGCTACAAATAAAAAAGTTAAAAAGACTAAAATAAAGCTTGTTTTTTAATAAAAAAATCCGTATATTATATGGATAGGTTACAAGTAAATATTTTAAATTAATATTTATACTCGTAATACTAATAATAATAAATAAACATAATGGAGAAACATAATGGACTTAGATGCTATAAAAAGCCGTCTCAATCAGTTACAAAATACTACTACAAATAGTTTTTGGAAACCTCAACCTGGAAAATCACAAATTAGGATAGTACCTTATCTACATGATAAAAGCAATCCTTTTAGTGAACTTTTCTTTCACTACTCATTAGTACCAAATAAAACGGTGTTGTCACCTTTATCATTTGGACGACCTGATCCAGTTCAACAATTTGCTGACAAACTTAAAGGTTCTGGCAACAAAGATGAATGGATACAAGGTAAGAGAATCGAACCTAAAATGAGAACTTTTGTTCCTGTGATAGCTCGTGGTGAAGAAAGTGAAGGTGTTAAGTTTTGGGGTTTTGGTAAAACTGTTTATCAAGAACTTCTTGGTATAATTGCTGATCCAGATTATGGTGATATCTCAGACTCAACAACTGGTCGTGATATTGTTGTCGAAAGACAAACACCTGCTGAAGCTGGCAACCAATATGGTAAGACAACAATTCGTGTTAAACCAAATCAGACACCACTTTCCGATGATTCTGCTATGTTGCAGAAACTTTTGGAAACTCAAGCTAATTTGACAGAGTTATATAATGAACCGACTTATGATGAATTAAAAGAACATCTTTCAGGTTTCTTGAATCCACAAGATTCTACAACAGAAACTACGAAAGAACCAGAAATGGTTACTACCGAAAAATCTTCTAATGTAGAAGACGATTTCGATAAACTATTTAATTCTTAATCACGCGTGGTCGAGGTGTGCTGGTTTCCTCCTTTTTCCGGCACACCTCATTTTTTGGAGAAATAAATGTCAAATAAAGATGAATTAGCCGGTATCCTTGCCGGTGAATTAAATAAACAATTCAAATCACATCAAGTTGCTTACTTTTTAGATGGTGCTCAACAAACTCCAACTGATATTACAGATTGGGTTTCGACAGGATCAACATTATTAGATTTAGCAATATCAAACAGACCCGATGGTGGTTTAGCTGCTGGTAGGATTACTGAAATAAACGGACTTGAGGGAACTGGTAAATCACTCATCGGTGCTCACGCTCTTGCTTCTACACAGAAGAAGGGTGGTTTAGCCGTTTATATCGATACTGAATCTGCTGTATCAGCTGAGTTTTTACAATCAATCGGTGTGGATACAAAAAATATGATGTATATCCACTTAGAAACTGTTGAGGATATATTTGATGCGATTGAAACAATTGTTACAAAAGTAAGAGAATCAGACAATGATAAATTAGTTACGATTCTTGTAGATAGTTTGGCTGCTGCTTCTACTAAGGTAGAGATGGATGCTGACTTTGATAAAGATGGTTGGGCTACAAGTAAAGCTATCGTCTTATCTAAAGCTATGAGAAAGATAACTCAGTTAACTGCTCGTCAAAAAGTATGTTTGATTTTCACAAATCAATTAAGACAAAAGATGGGTGTAATGTTCGGTGATCCTTGGACTACAAGTGGTGGTAAGGCTTTACCTTTCCATGCTTCTACTCGTATTCGGTTAAAGAATATGGGACAAATCAAAGATACCAAAAAGAATACTATTGGTATTAAGATTAGGGCTCAAGTAATCAAGAACAGATTAGGTCCACCTTTAAGAAGTGCAGAGTTTCCTTTATACTTTGATAAGGGTATTGATGACTTTGGTAGTTGGTTAACTATAATGAAAGACCATAAGTTAGTTAAACAAGCTGGTGCTTGGTATACTTATACCGACCAACATGGTAAAGACCATAAGTTTCAATCAAAAGACTTTGGTGCTTTAATTTCCGATGAGGAAACACAAAAACACATATACGAATCTATCTGTGAAAAGTTAATATTAAAGTATGACTCTGCTCAACTTGGTATTGATGATGTAACAACAGAAGATGAGTTTGCGGATGAGTAAATCCGATAAGAATCTATTAACAAAAAGATTCTATGAAGTTAAAGAAGAGATTGACGTAAATCCAGAAACTAAGAATCTAAACGACCATGTTTTATTGGTCGATGGTTTTAACACATTCATTCGTAGTTTCAGCGTCAATCCATCTTTAAACGAGGATGGTGCTCATGTAGGTGGTTTGGTAGGGTTTTTAAAATCGATAAGATACACAATTAACAAGTTTAAACCAACTCGTTGTATTATTGTGTTTGATGGTAAAAACTCTTCTAAACCACGGCAAAAGATATATCCACAATACAAAGCTGGTCGTAAAGTTAGAAGCAGACTAAATCGTCTTGTAGATTGGGGTGGAGGTCCACACAATGAACGAGAAAGTATGGGAATGCAACTTAAACGACTAGTTGAGTATTTGGAGTGTTTACCACTAACCCTTGTATCTATTGATAACTTAGAAGCAGATGATATAATGAGTTATATTCCTGGTGTTATACTTAACAAAAGTAAGTTTACAATAATGTCTTCTGATAAAGATTTCTACCAGTTAGTGGATGAAAGGGTAAAGCTTTATTCACCTACAAAAAAAGTTTTATATGATAGAGATTTAATAAAAAAAGAGTTTGGAGTTTACCCGCAAAATGTGTTAACTTGTAGGGTGATAGATGGAGACAAATCAGACGAAATACCTGGAGTAAGAGGTGTGGGTGTTAAAACTTTAGTTAAAGAATTTCCACTTCTAACAGAAGATAAGACCTTTACAACTAAAGACCTTTTAGATATGGCTAACTCTAAAGATAGTAGAGTATCAAATCTAATAAAAGATAACGAATTAGTAATAAAGAGGAACTACCTACTAATGCAGTTATCAGATCCTGATATAAAAAATCAGACAAAACTAAAAATCGGAGACTCGGTCAGGAGTATGGCGCCAAGTTTAGTAAAATATCAGTTGCAAACTTTGTTTGTAAAGGATAAATTATGGGGACAAATACCTAACTTTGATAATTGGATAACAGAGTTCAATATCCTTGACCATTATTGGAAAAATAAAAGATGAGTAAAACAAAAAACATTTCAGAATTTGGATATAGCTTTCAAGTAAAGTTTATCGTATGTTTAATAACTGATAAGCTGTTCTTGGAACAAATCGTTGATATATTAGACGAAAAGTATATTGATAATGATGGTTTTAAGTGGATTGTAAAAGAAATCCGTGAATATTACCAAGAATACAAAACAACCATCACTATGGAAGTGTTTAAGATTAAAATACAAGAAATAGAATCAGACCTACTTCAAGTTAATGTAAAAGACTCACTAAAAGAAATTTATAAAAGTATAGAAGCTGATGATTTAGAGTATATCAAGGATAAGGCATTAGAATTTCACAAAACACAAGTATTAAAGGATGCTGTTATACAATCAGCACAAATATTAGAGGTTGATGGTAATACTGATGAAATAAAATCACTTATTGACCATGCTATGCAAGCTGGTGTAGAGAGAAATCTAGGACACGACTATTTAGAGGATATAGATGCCAGATACGAAGAATCTGCTCGTGTAACATCACCAACTCCTTGGGATATAATGAACGAGTTGATGCAAGGTGGATTGGGTGCTGGTGAGTTAGGAGTTGTAGTTGCTCCTGCTGGTATTGGTAAATCTTGGGTGTTAAGTGCTATGGGTGCTTATGCTATCTCACAAGGATTAAATGTAGTTCATTATACATTAGAGTTAAACGAGGCTTATGTAGGATTAAGATATGATAGTATCTTTAGTGG